CCTTGGACATCTAGCAACTCATGAAAATGTCTTTTGCCTGTAGCTATTGCAGGACCAGTGAGCCGCCCTTTAAATCTATGATTATGTCCTACGGTTTCTGCAAGGGTCAAATTTGTGTTATTATCATCAGGGCTACCACTAGTATTATCATCATCCAAATTAGTTCCCTCATCGTCAGGGGTATTGTTGTTTGTGTTTTCTTGCGTCGTTTGATTGTCAATTTGTGCCCCTTCAGCTTTCTTAGGTAGATCATGAATTTTTCTGACATGGTCCTCTAAAGCTTCGTCAACTGTTATCATTCCAGCGCTCTTATAGCCCGTGATAATCTCCATAGTTTCTTTACCGGCCTTATCTGCAATACCTGAATAAACTATTTGTGGATTGACCTCTATAGTATCGCCAAAGTTTAGCTCCATTAAATGAGGGATGAGTATATTGTTGATTGTGTCTTTAGGGATATTAGCCATATTGACAAGCACATTAAGAAAAAAGTCGCTTAAGTCATTGGTCAATGCAAAGGCACCGCTATTGCCCCCAATGCCAAGCTCTAAGAAGGTTGCTATGATAGCCCCTACCATCGCCTCGTTTTCTGCCTTTTTAACTACTTCGAATTTCTCAGGGTCAAAGCTGTTCCCAGTTGCCCAATCTAACTCCCAGCCTTCGGGGATCATCAAGAATTGGATTTCTGCTGATGTAAATTCTTTTAAAACATTAAAGCATTCTATGTATTCTGCATCTGAAGATTTTACTTTTGCAGGTACGGTTACAGCCGGTGAATTAATCGCATTACGTTCCATGCCTATGTATTGTAATTCAGTTGCTAATAGCTTTCGTTTATAAGGACCAAATAAAATACGGCATAAAGGAAAGCCAATGTTGTCTCCCTCTTGCTCGTTGAAAAATAACAACAAGTTTTCTGCAGGAATAAACGTACTTACATGTATATCTGTAAATGACTCTTGTCTTACTCTCTCAAGCTTGCCCGTAATTCTATCATGACACCACTCTGTGATTGTGGATTGCTTACGATAGGCAAGTTGAGCTAAACCTGTGTAAGCCCCGAAAGCCTTATTAGTTCTGTTCATGTGAACTATTTCAAAAGCAGAATATCCATGAGGTATAAACGTAGTACATTCATTAAGGAACTTAGACCAATTTAAATCTTTAAAAAGTATCTGCTCCATAAGAGCAGCAGCCTTAATGTCTTTCTCGTCATCACTAACTGGGGGGATAGACCACTTAGCAGCTTTAATAGGTGCTGCAATGCCTGTGATTACTTTTTTTACTTGGGTGTCAGACCTGCGCATTTTATCATAAATGCCTGCAGCATCTCTAGAATTTAATGAAGCTATCTGATCATCTGCATTGTGCAGTTTTCCCACAACATCAGTACCGCTTGCGCCTAGGGGGTTGTTATTACGTTTTATATCTTCGGGTGCTTCTGCCATCAATACTCCGTTGCTTTAATCCGCGCTCTGATTTTATTTAGTGTACTTTTTCTATTAATATCCTTTGATAAGGGCTTCTGCGTAGGATGACCCATAAATGAGCCGATGTCATCATCCACATAACGCCCCAAGTTAGCAAGGGCTAAACTATCTGAATCATCAGGAGATGGTTTGCCGGTCCGCTTTTTATAATCCTTTTTACTCTCAATAACTATTCGACCTTTTGTGTCGTAAGAAAATAGAATTGTGGGGAGCTCTTCTAGGTATGCGTCATCAGGCAATAGAGATAATTTCTTCTCCATATCAGAACCTAGTTTGTCAAACATTTTCGCCTTTAAATTAAAATACTCCCTAGAGTCTTTTTTCAGTTCCTTCTTTTTTGTTTTACTGTCGTTTTCCTTTGCAATAAAGCCTTGGCCAAAATGGATCTCAACAATCTGAATATGTGAAGGAATCACCTTTTCTCTTTGGGCCTGCTTTAATTCATCATGCACACCTGAGCCTATACCAGTACAATCCACCAAGACCTTAGTAGGTAAATGAACATACTGACTATCGTTGATCATTCGAATTGCCTCACCCGTGACTTCAGTGGTTGCACGTTTTACAACCTTCACTTTGTCATCTTGAATGTAGTCAATTAAATCAGTTAACACAGAACTATCAGAGCCGTAGCGTGCAACGTCGACGCCTATAAACCGCTCTGAAGGGTCTACGATTTCTTTAGAGCGTTCTACCGCAAGCTGCACATGCGAATATTTAACTGCGGTATTTTCATCGTCCTCTGGGAACTCCCCAAAGGCTTTAGATAACGATAAGGGGTGAGTCATGCCCCATTTAGCAACTCGGCTTACAACCCACTGTGCAGACAACAGATAAGGCACAGGCTTTTTGTAATTTGCAATAATGCTTAGGGCCTCATCTTGTGGCATGGCCTTAAGCCTGTTTATCTCAGCCTCTAATTTGTCTTTGTTTGTAAACCCATTAGCTATCATGTTAGGGGAATCAAAACAGGTGATCTTTACCTTAAACCACTCAAAGCTTTTAGTGCGCTCGAAGAATTCACAGTTGCGAGTTGTGGGGTTTGCTATAGCTACCCACTTCACCTTTACTCCTGAGGTCATTAGACCATCAGCCATAATCCATTGATCATGTGTAATGCCTACAGCCTCATCAAAAATTATAAGTACATAGTCTGAATGGTAGCCTTGAAAAGTAGAACCTTTTTGTTCTTTACTATCCGTTCCAGCTTCTTTACGAGGGCTAAATCCCTTCATATACCATTTGTCTGTAAACTTGAGTGTTACATCTAACAGTTTACCTGTTAGACAATACACAGCGCTTTTAAACGCACTTCTTATCTCACCCCATAATAAATCTGAAACTTGTCTAAACGTCGGGGCTGTTGTAATGACAATAGAGTTTTCAAAGACAGAATAAAACCAAAGACCCACTCTGCCCATGGTAAAAGTTTTAGACATTGAGTGGGTAGCATAAATCAATACTAAATCATACTTAACTATAGCATCTGTTATTTTATGCTGATGTGGCCACCACTCCTTAACGCCTAAAATCTTTTGCATCCAACTAGCAGGGTCTTTTTGATATTCTAAATTTAGCTTGTCGAATTCTTCTATCTTAAGTGCTGCCATTACCCTTAGATGCCCTTGCTTTAGAGGCCTCTTGTACTAACTGGCCATAACTCATATGATTTATGTTAGTACTATTATCCACAAGGGTTTCTTTTACAGCGCCGGTATGCTTCGCTAAAAGCTCAGCCATTTTATCTTTACTCATTAATTTAAATTTATAAGTTGAATGGGTTATAAAGGGCTTGCCATTAGCACCAACCGCATAATGATCTTTACGATGAACCTCAGTAACCATTTTTTGAATGTCTTCAGGCATTTCATCAAGTTCAGCTTGTGAAGCACCTAGCTTGCCCAAAGCCGCATACTTTAACAAATTTGCATCAAGCACCGCTTTGATTTTTTCTATTATAAACTTTTTAGATGCTAGGGTTACTTCATCAGCCTCAGTACAAATTCGATTTACTTCGTTCTTAATGTTAGTAATTGCTAATAATTGTGAGCCCTTTACTCTCGCTGTTTTTCTAGAGTACCCAGCATCGATAGCTGCCTTTGTTGCATTAAAGTCAAGGTAATAGCTCGCAATGAATTTTTTATATTGTAAAGAAAGTCCGGCCATATTGTAATGTTTACAACATGTTTTACATATTTCAACAGATTTCTATGCTAAAGGGTAGAAAACAGGCCTAAAATCCATCACCATCAGGGTCTAAAGGCTCGGAAGCAGTCGCAATTGATTCATTGCGCTCTGCATCTTTTTCATTTTGCTCAGCTTTCCAATCCTTCAAAAGCTGCGGCAAATCATTTTTTATCGCTAATTCACAAAGAGCCTGTACTTGCTCATCGATTGTAAAACCAACGAGGTGAGCAAGCGTCTTTACACCCTCCCAAACCTCTGCTGGCATCTTTACAGTGCGTTTAGTGGCCTCTAGGGGGCCTCTCAGTTTTGGCATTCTTTCTGCCCTTCCATTACGTCCATGTAAATTATGGCCATCTCTCTAAACAAGTGGCTCAAGGACATGTGTTTTTCAATTGCCTCTTGTTTTAGTGCCAAGTAAAGCGTGTCGGTAACTCTGATGTTGATGTTATAGCAACGACTATCTCCCCGTATTGGTAAACGACGATAAGCTTTCAGCACTTTTAAGAGCTCTCTTTCTTCTCCTGTAATATCCATTTGTGTACTCCTTTGTATTTATTGATGATTAATATTATTAGCAATAAATCACAAAATTCAGGATGTCCACTAAAAAGCACCTTAAACCTCTGTGCTTGTTGTGCTTGTTGAAGTACAGATAAGAAATCAGTAGCACCCCAACACGCTAGGGTTATTTCTTTTATATATGTATTATACGTTATATATATAAATAAAAAAACTCTCTAAGAATAGACAGGTATCCATATTACCCCATGAACTTAAGGACCCTCTAAGCATAACAGAGGTTTACAGCAAAAAATAAACTAAAGTAACTATTTTCGACCGCTCACCCGGACTACCGGACTTGCAACGCAAAGCAAAAACCCCTTGACCTTTTTGATACACCCATATAAATCTGACTCACGTTTTACAAAAACAATTCAAAACTTAGAGGTTGCCCTAATGGATGCTCGATACTATATTAATAAGTTTTTAGATTTATTCCTTGTTTTTTGGTTCGCCGTGTTACTCACTTTAACATATGTCTATTTATCTCTTGACATCCAGGGGTTCATCAAACTCGGCCCCTACAAATACCACGTAGAAGAAATCAACCAAAGAGGTTCTAAATGAAGCAGCTAAAACGAAAGAGAAATTTATTAGAGTTTAGATACCATAGAATATATAAAGAAATACGCCTACTTGATGCTTTTTTAGCTAAGAAACTTACAGATAAAAACTTTAGAAAGAAAGAACATAAACTAATATTATCTTTCGTGAAAGATAAAATCTGTTCGGATGAGTATAATAGACGCTATAAAGTTTTGTTGTATGGAGGCAACAAAAACCATGATGAGCATGTTGAGGCTTTGGATAAATTACACACTGCTATGGCGTCTGCTAAAAAACAGTGTCTTAGTATAGAGTCTGAAATTTATTATAAAGAAATAATGGAGAGCAAATGATACAAAAATGGTTTTATTGGACTATAGCACTTTTCGTGATTGTAGCTTGTTGGGCATTGATAATTGTCTATTCGGTCTCTTTTTATCTTTATTTGAAGGGCGTCTTTTAAATGATCCAAATGACTTTATCAACTTTAAGCACTAATC